CAAGAAAGGAGGTAAATCTATGGAATTTTATAAGTTGTTCGGATTTCCATATAAGGATGATCTGGACTATATAGCTTATAACATTTACTCTAGAATTACCAAAGTATTCTGCATTTAGCAGAAAGAAAGGAGGCCATTCATTATGCCTAAAAATAATGAAACTAAGTTTGAAGATTGTTTTAATCTTCCAAATCCCGGCTTACGGTCTTATTTTGACATAGTCAGAAAAGGACAGCCGGATGAGTACAGGACCACCTTTGCCAAAGGTTGCTCAGTTGAAAGCGTTCTGAAAGATTGGAGTTCCACACTTGAATCGATCACTGACAAGTGGCCGACTCTTGTGGAATTTGAAAACGACTTAAAGGCTAAGGTCGGACCAATGTCAATCATGAAGCCATTGTCTGAAAGGCTTGGGGACATTGATCATTACTATGATGATATTCACCTATCATCAACGCCTGTATCTGACAAAGCGATGAGAGCAGTTGTATCTGAATTCTCTGGTATCTCGGGTTTACGGGTTAGGTCACAACAGAAAGTTGTGGATTTAATGAAGAAGTCAACTAACTCCGGATCTCCTTACTTCACTAAGCGCAAATTGGTTGTGGACAAAACTATGTACTGTAATACTGGATTTGTACCCAACAAAGGTCGCGTTTGGCAAACATTGGATTGCCCCAAGTTTGAACTTGGAAATTTTCCCGCTGGTAATACCAATTGGGAAGCGTGTGCCGTGCTAGGATGGAGAGGCCAAGAAGGCGGACCCAGTGATGATGACGTAAAGCAAAGGGTTGTTTGGATGTTCCCCTTTGCCGTCAACATTAACGAATTGCAGGTTTACCAACCATTGATTGAGAGTTGTCAGAAACTCAATCTGGTTCCAGCTTGGGTTAGCATGGAATCTGTGGACGAGCGTATCACACGTATGTTTGATACGAAGCCAGAAAACGACGTGGTTATCTGCACTGACTTCTCTAAATTTGACCAACATTTTAATGAGGATATGCAGCGTTGTGCCTGTGAGATCTTGGATCTATTGCTGAATGATGACAATGCCTCATTTGATTGGTTGGCAAAAGTATTCCCCATAAAGTATAATATACCTCTTGCTTTTGATTATGGTAAAATCCGCAGTGGTAAACACGGTATGGGAAGTGGTTCAGGCGGAACCAACGCTGATGAAACTTTAGCGCATAGGGCTCTACAATATGAGGCCGCCCTTAATAATAACGCCAAACTTAACCCTTATTCACAGTGCCTCGGTGATGATGGAGTCCTCACCTACCCAGGCATTACTGTGGATGATGTAGTACGTTCATATACTGCTCATGGTCAAGAAATGAACGTAGATAAGCAGTACGTGAGTAAACAGGACTGCATATACCTTAGAAGATGGCATCACATCAATTACCGCGATAATGGTATATGCGTTGGAGTCTATTCAACCTACCGCGCTCTAGGCAGGCTGATGGAACAGGAGCGGTACTATGACCCTGAAATTTGGGGTGCGAAGATGGTAGCTTTGCGACAGCTTTCCATCATTGAGAATGTGAAGTATCATCCTCTACGTGCCGAGTTCGCAGAATTTTGCATGAAAAGGGATAAATATCGCTTGGGGATAGACATCCCAGGCTTCCTTGACAATATTGACAACATTGCCAATGAAGCTATCGATCTCATGCCAGACTTCCTTGGTTATACCAAAAGTATGACTAAAGACCAAACAGGCTTAAATTCCTGGTGGATAGTGAATTATCTGAAGTCTAAGAGATAAAATCGAGATGGTGCTATAAACCATTGGCCTTGCGG